TGGCACCACAAAGCCCCTTCCGATGTGACCCTCGACGTTCTGCTGGATGGCCTGCGATGAGCATGCGGGCACAATTCGTCAAAACGGCTACGGATCTGCTCGGCAAGGATGAGCGTGTTGTCATTCTGCTCGGCGACATCGGCGTTTATGGTTTTAAGGAAGCCGCAGAGCGTTTCCCGGGCCGGGTTTTGAATGTTGGCATCATGGAGCAATCCATGGTTGGCATTGCGGCCGGGCTCGCCAAGGCCGGTTTTATCCCCATCGTTCATACAATAGCGCCATTCCTCGCAGAGCGGGCTCTGGAGCAGCTTAAAATCGATTTCGGGTATCAGGAACTGGGCGGCAATTTCGTCACTGTGGGTGCCTCCTATGATTATGCAGCACTCGGTTGCACACATCACTGCCCGGCGGACGTAGAGCTGATCCGGTCCATTCCGGACGCCAAGGTCTTCGTTCCGGGAACTGCCGCGGAGTTTGGCTGGCTCTTCCGGGATCATTACGCTGAGAAATCGCTCAATTATTTCAGGCTGAGCGAGACAGAAAACGCGTCTACGGTAAATGATTTTATTGTGAAGCGCGGAAAAAAGGCGACCGTGATTGCTGTGGGGCCTGTGCTTACGAAGGTGCTTGCGGCTGTATGTGACCTCGATGTTGAGGTACTTTATGCAGCGAGCCTGCCTCTTAATAAGGCGGCCTTGGCCGAATATGCGAAATCGAACCGGATCCTTTTGGTCGAGCCTTATTACGATGGCGGCCTTGCGAGGGATATCTTAGAGGCGCTTTGGCCGCGCCCGGTCCTGCTTCGGACCGTTGGTGTTCTGCGCCGGTTCATGACGAATTACGGCAAGCGGAAAGAGCATGATGCGGCCAACGGGTTAACACCCCAATGGATCCGGACGGAGCTGGAACTGCTGATCGATGCTTGAGACCCTCGGAGGCAAATCGGTTCTGATCACCGGGGCAACAGGACTTATCGGTTCGCATCTCGTCTCAGCGCTTCGTGAGCATGGCGGGGTAAAGATTTTCACGGCAAGCTGCGGACAGCCGCGCTTCACCGGCACCCGCCACTTTATTGGCGACCTCACCGAGCCCCGCAATATCGAGCGCCTTCCTGACGCAGATTTTATCATTCACGCCGCCGGATATGGCCAGCCCAGCAGGTTTCTTGCTAACCCTCACGCTGAGTTGCGGTCTATCCAGATCAATACCAGCACAACGGCGGCCTTGCTGAAAAAGGCTCATGAGGGGTTTCTGTTTCTCAGCTCCTCGGAAATCTACAACGGCACGGGCGATCCCGAGCATCCCAGAGCTTGCTACATCGAAGGCAAGCGGTGCGGTGAAACCATCTGCCATAGCTATCAGCGTGCCAATCCGGGGCTCAGGGTCCGCATCGCCCGGGTGTCGCTCGCTTACGGGCCAGGTGTCCGCTGGGGAGATAAGAGGGTCATCAATAGCCTGATCTGCCAGGGCTTGGAACATGGGATGATTGCGCTTCTCGACCGCGGTGAGGCTATCCGCACCTATTGCTATATCAGCGATGCCGTTGAGATGCTGCTGTCGATCCTCTTCGAGGGCCGTGATGCCGTTTATGATGTTGGCGGCAAATCGCGCGTCACGATCCGGCAGCTTGGCCAGCTCATAGCTGGTAAACTCGGCGTGCCGTTTTTTGTGCCCAAAGACGATGAGGAAGGCCTGAGAGGGGCTCCTAAGGAAGTCGGAGTCGATATCAGCCGGTACATCAATGAGTTCGGCAAAACCTCCTTCACTGATCTCTCTTATGGGATCTCACAGACAATCGAATGGCATAGAGAAATGCTGCGCCATTCTGATGAGCCGGTAAGGCAAGAGGCCTAAAATCACGACATCTGGGACGTATGCCTTCAGCCCCACGGCTGGAGACTTGGTGCTGAACGCTTTCGGCCGCATTCAACTGCGCGGGCCTGAGCTGACGGCTGATCACCTGAACAACGCCGCTATGGAGGCGAACCTTCAGATGATCCAATTTTCCAACAGAAACCCAAATCGATGGGCACTGGAGACTCCAACTGTCTCGCTTATCCAGGGCACGGCTACCTACACGCTGCCCAACAGGACGATTGCGATCGCTGTGGTTTATCTCACCACCGGTACTGGACCAAGCTCGTTTGACCGGCCGCTGGGCAATATCTCAGCCTCAGATTACGCGGCGATCTCAAACAAGACCATGCAGGGGCCCCCAACCAGCGTCTGGTTCAATCTCTTGCCGGTGCCCACGCTGACATTCTGGCCGGTTCCTGATGGCAATGGCCCATATGTGGCAAATGTTCAATCCTTCCGGCAGCAGCAGGATCTCTCGCTGCAGAGCGGTCAAAATGTTGATGCGCCCTACCGGTTCATCGATGCTTTTGCGGCCGGCATGTCCTACCGGCTTTCCCGCTTCTACAAACCCGAGCTAACTCAGCTGCGCAAGCAGGAATGGGAAGAGGCTTGGCAGGAGGCGGCGATGCGCGATCAAGAGGACGCGAACCTTTATATCGTCCCAGGCCTTTCGAGGTACTTCAACTAATGGCTTATCGCTATCATGGCCGCGCCTCCGTCGATCCTGAGAATCCGCGCGCGTGGGGAACCTGCGACCGGACAGGCTTCAACTACAATCTTGGCGATCTGTGCTGGCAGCACGAGTGGGCGGGTAATGCGCTCATAAACAAGCGCTTGCTCGTGCGTGAGCAATCCCTAGACAACCCATCGCCATGGCTCAGAACTATTGTCCTCCCGCCGGATCCGCCGCCGATCATCAATGCGCGGCCAGAGCCTTATACCGTGGATGAGACAGATTGGCGTGTTGTTGAAGATCAATCCGCGTTCCGGGTCACCGAGGATGGCGCGGCCACCCGCGTGAATGAAAGCAATTTCGCAGAAGGCCCCTAGCGAATAATAGATGGCAAACGAAACCATTTCACAGTTACCGGTCGCGATAACTGTAAGCAATACGGCTGACTATCTTGAGCTGTCTCATTTTACAGGGGCGCCCGGGACAGGTTTTACGAGCCAGCGGGTCACTCCGCAACAGATTGTGGCTTCTGTGCCTGGCGTTGTCAATGCCGGCGGCTCTAATACTCAGCTTCAATATAACAATAACGGAGCTTTTGGCGGCACCGCCGCTCTTTCTTATACCACAAATACCCTTACAGCTGGATCAGCACTCGTCCTGAATTGGGGCTCTTCTGGCATTTTGGCCCCCGATATTGGCGTCTCCAGGATTTCTAGCGGTTTTCTCGGCATAGGTAATGGCACCCAAGGCAATACGTCCGGTTCTCTTATTGTCGGACCTGGAACTTCATTACAGCCTTCACTATGCATTGGAGGAACCCATCTTGGGTTTTCAGGACTGTTCGCCGGCTCCCAGCTTTGGGTTATAACTGATGCAACAAGTACCACGTTCAGATTTTTAGATAATACCGCTCAGGCCGCCTCAGATGTAACCATTGGATGGAATGCTTCAAATTCTGCCGGGGCCTTCGCTGGAGCGAACGATACTGGCCTCTCCCGTATCGCTGCTGCCACAATAGCAGTAGGCAATGGCACGAATGGGGATTTTAGTGGCTCGCTTAAGCTAAACCATATGGAGCTTACTAATTCAGGGGCTCCTTATATCGCTCTAAATAGTAATCTTTTATATCTGGTAGCCGCTGGCGGCGCTCCTAGCGGTTCGAGCAACTATATTAAAAGCTCCGATGGTAATCCATTCATTATCGGCACAAACAATACAGATCGCTTTCAGGTGCTATCTGGCGGCGGCGGTGTTACTTTTGGGGCCGCTGATGCGGCTTCTCCGGTGGCTCAAACGCTATCGGTTCAGAGTGTTGTGGCCGGAACGAGCAATACCAGCGGCGTGAATACAACGATCATTGGCTCACTTTCGACTGGCTCTGGAACTTCTGGCGACATCATTCTCCAAACCGGGGGAACGGGTGCGGGCGCAACCGCGCAGAACGCCGCTACGACAGCCCTCACGGTTAAAGGTGCCACGCAACAATGTGTTTTTGCCGGGACTATACGCATTAACGTGGCCCCTACAGCTGTGTCAGGGGCCGGACCAATAGCGATCGGATCTGGATCAACGATAAACAGCCGCATGCCGATCAATCTGAACGGCACGACCTATTGGATACCGTGTTCCACAACAGCTTTCTAGCACAGAAAAGAGAATTCAAAGATGACTAACACCGTCTTTCCAATCTTTAATCAAGCTAGTCCGATTGTAGGTACGTTTCTTTTTACCAGCATATTCTGGCCTGGAGGAGACGGATGGCTTCAAGTATCTGGCACATTTGCTGGGGCAACCGGGATTGTTAAGGTAGCAGCATTTCCTGAACAGCCGCCTTATCTTCCTGGCTCTACTACTGAGATTGACCCACATCCTGATTTTCCGAGCGGGATATCTGCCGCGGGTCTGTATAAGTTCGCATCCCCAAAAGGGGCAATATTATTCTCATCTCCACCATTTGCTGCCGGAGATACGCTATCAGTCTCTGCGCTTGCAATATCGGTGGCTCATGTTCCATGCGGATCGGTGCAGCCATAATGCTTACAAAAGATGAAATTCAGCTTCTCGCGGACCTCGTGGTGGCTGGCGGCAAATCGCCGGTTACTGGCGGCGATGGCCTTATGAAAGCTGCCGATGCTATCCGGATTCTGCAGCGCGAAGCTACCGAGGCCGAAGCCGCCGAGCGCAAGGCTCAGGAAACACCTCCAAGCGAGGGATAATTGCCCTACACCTACACGACACTTGTGAACGCCCTCCAAATAGAGGCGGTCCAGCTGGCCAGTGATCCAAATTGGACAGGGATTCTGCCCACGATCATCGATGATGCCGAGCAACGCTGTTACCGGGAACTCAACCTGATCTCGACAGTTGTGCGCGACACTTCTGGCGCGTTCACGGCTAATAGCCGGAATTTCACGCTTCCACAGTCGCTTGGCCGCTTCGTTACGTTGAAGAGCATGAATTTTTTCACTGGCGGCGTGAATATTGGGCGCACCCAAATGACCCCGGTCTCACTGTTTTTTCTAGACTATATGTGGCCCGGAGAAAGCTCGCTCTCGACGCCATCCTACCCGAAATATTTCGCACCAATTAGCGACCAGGTTTTTATGATCGGACCGGCGCCTGATAGCAATTATGCAGTCGAAGCGGTTGGCACCATCCGCCCCACCCCGCTCAGCGCGACAAACACGACAACGTTCCTAACTAATTATCTGAGCGATCTCTTCTTTGCGGCATCTATGTGCTCGGCGGCCGGTTACATGCGCAATTATGGCGCCCAGGCTGACGATCCGAAGATGGCCATGAGCTGGGAGCAGCAATACAGCATGCGCCTTGCCTCTGCGCAGGGTGAGGAGTTGCGCCGGAAATTCGCATCCGGCGATTGGACCTCGGAATCCTTAGTGCCTCAACAAGTAAGCACCCCAAGATAGCATAGATGCCAAGTACAGCAAACAAGGGCTATACCATTCCAGGCTTCAATACTGAGGTCGGCACATGGGGCACGGATATCAATACCAACTACACGGGTATAGTGGACCTCAATCTCGGCGGATACATCACCGTCTCCCTTTCAAATAGTAACGTTACATTGACGACCGGATCCTCCGGCCAAATTCAGAATTTAATCATTGGCTTGACGGGAACCCTGACTGCTAATGTGACCGTATCATCCGCGGCTGTGGGCTTCTATTTCGTTGAGAACAACACGACCGGAAGCTTCACTGTGAAGTGGCAGGCCGATTTTGGCTCTGGCGCCGTTGGAAGCGCAACCCTCGTTCCGCAAGGCGCCCGGATGCTCTTTATTTCGGATACAACGAATGGAGCGCGTCAGGCATCGGCAACGCAATCTCTCGTGCCGTCTGGTAGCCTTCAGGCTTACGCTGGCTCGTCAGCTCCCTCCGGATGGGTGCTTTGCTTTGGGCAAGCGATCTCGCGCACGATCTTCGGAGGGCTTTTCGCCGCGATCTCGACCACCTACGGGGTGGGTGACGGTTCGACGACATTTAACGTGCCGGATTTGCGCGGGCGCTCGATTTTTGGCCTCGATAATATGGGGGGATCAGCCGCAGGCAGGCTCACTGGCGGCGATACCGGCAACATCACAAGCTCGACAACACTGGGCTCAACCGGCGGCGAAGAGAACCACACAATTCTAACCGCTGAGATGCCATCGCATACACATACTGCCACGGTTACGGACCCTGGCCATTCTCATGGTTATGACAGGATTACCGGCGCCAGCGGAGCCTTCGGTGCAACTCCTGCCAATAACCAATCGGTCCAGCAGACCTCAACAGAGGTAACCGGGATCACGGTTGGCAATTCTAATACAGGCGGCGGCGGCTCGCACAATACGACTCCGCCAGCCATGGTCATGAATTGGATCATTAAAACTTAATCACCATAGCTGGTTCTGATAATTATCTTCGAGCACTTCTTCGTCCGTTTTTGGCTTCTCATAGCGCCGGTTGGCTAAAAAAACGATGATGGTTCCGGCCGCCGCTAAAGCAGCCAGCATAGCTGCCATTAAGTACACTCCGATTTCCTCGCCGCTCATTCCTAGGAACTCCTGCCTCAATTGAGACCGCCAATTTAACAGCTCATAAGTGCCGATACAATCCCTGCGGCTGATCCCCGGTTTGAACACCGAGAGAACGCAAAGTCTTAATGAGGCCGGATTTTCCTCGACCAGCATGCTGCGCTGGCGCGATGGCTTGCCTGAGAAGCTTGGCGGCTGGAAGAAGTTCTATAATGGAACCATTGGAAGCCGCATTCAAGCTCTCAACGCATGGACCTCACTCAACAATGTGAATTTCCTCGCTGTAGGCGCGGCAAGCAGTTTAAATGTTATTGCAAACAACGCTTTAACAAATCTCACCCCTCAAACATTGACGACAAACTCTTCTGTTAATTTTTCGACAGTAAACACCAGCGCTACGGTCACCATTGTTGATACCAACATAAACAGTATTACTACGTTTGATACGGTATTTCTTGCCACGCCCGTTGCAATTGGCGGCATTGTTCTGTTTGGCACTTATGCTATCCAAAGCATTGTATCTTCGACATCTTATACAATAAAGGCGGCATCAGTAGCCACAAGCACCGTAAATAATGCTGGCGCCGTCCCCTCCTTTACCACTACGGCCTCATCAGCCAATGTGACGGTAACGCTTACGGCGCATGGGCTAATTGTAGGCAGTACCCTCAATTTCCCGATAGCGACCACCGTGGGCGGCCTAACTATCCAGGGCAATTATACGGTCACAAGCGTCACAGACGCCAACAATTTTGTTATTTCCACATCCGGGCCAGCCACATCCAACGCCGGCCCAACCTCGATGAATTCTGGGAATGCCCAGTTTCAGTATCTCATAGGCCTCGGTCCTATCTCAGGAGGCTCAGGATGGGGCACGGGCGGCTGGGGCACAGGCGGCTGGGGCAATAGCACCGGCTCCGGCCCGCAGACTGGAACGCCTGTCACGGCTACGGATTGGACCATTACGAATTGGGGTGAGGATCTCATTGCCTGCCCAAAAGGCGGAGGCATTTATTTTTGGCCGCCAGAGTCGGGCTACCAGACTGCGGTTCCGATCCCAACGGCACCCCCCTTTAATGCCGGGATAATGGTGGCCATGCCGCAGCAAATCCTCGTGGCATGGGGTTCAACCGCCAATTTGAGCCTTGGCTCATCTCAGGATCCGCTTCTCGTCAAGTGGAGCAATGCCGGGGATTTTACGAATTGGACACCTTCAACCAGCGATCTTGCCGGCAGTTTCCGGATCCCGCGCGGGTCTACAGTTATAGGCGGCTTTCAATCTTCGTTCCGCACTCTGCTTTTCACAGATGTGGAAGCCTATGCGATGGATTACATTGGCTTTCCGCTCGTCTTTGCCTTCAATAAAGTGGGCAATAACTGTGGCCTCATCGCCCGCCCTGCAGTAGCGGAGCTGGGCGGCATCGTTTTTTGGATGGGTCAAAACAATTTCTTCGCCCTTTCTGGGGGCGGTGTGCAGCCGGTCCGGTGCCCGGTTTGGGATGCAGTATTTCAGGATCTCGATACCTCGAATTCATCGAAGGTTGTTGCTGCATCCAATTCTGCTTTCAATGAGGTTTGGTGGTTCTATCCCTCGCTGAGCGGAGGGACTGGCGATAATGATAGCTATGTCAAATACAATCTCGTGGATCAAGCGTGGGATTATGGCAAGCTGCCGCGTACCGCATGGCTTGACGTTTCTATTCTCGGCACTCCGATTGCCGCCGGCACAGACCAGAACCTTTACCAGCATGAACAGACGAACGATGCGGCCGGCTCGCCGATCTCGCCAAGTTTTACGACCGGCTATTTCTCTATCACTGAAGGGCATGACATTGTTTTTTTAGACTGGTTTTTGCCGGATATGCGTTTCGGGCTGTTCAATAACAGCCCATCAGCGAGCGTACAGTTCAGTTTCAGCACAATAATGTACACTGGAGATACCCCCGTCAGCTTCGGTCCTTATACCGTGACTTCTACAACAGAGTTCATTCCGCTGCGGTTCCGCGCGCGATTTGTCTCGGTAACGGTATCATCGAATGATACAGGAAGCTTCTGGCGGCTTGGGCGCCCCCGGTTTAGATATGCCATCGATGGAAAGCGCTAATGGGTAATTTTTTTAACCCGGGCGCCGCAAAGGCGCCGGCACTTCCAATCGCGGTTGGCAGCGTCGATCTTGTCAATGCAGCGAAGGGGGCGACCCTCAATATCTCGCAGCTGGTTCAAGCCTTTTCTACGCTTAGCTCATCGCTCCAGGGCGCAGCCACACAGCAGAATTTTGTGGCCGGTTCTGGCTGGCAGCAATTCACAACTGGCCTTGTTTTGAATTGGGGGTCCGGCTCGACAACCACGGGCTCGGGAACTATCAGTTTTGGGTTGCCATTTCCAACTGCCTGCTTTGTGGTGCTTCTGACCTCGACGGGCAGCGGCTCAGCCACGCAGAATAATTTGATCGCTAGCTCTACGCCGTCTCAAACGGGCTGCTCGGTTTTTTGCGCTGCCGCTGCTTCCTTGACGTTTTTCTATCTCGCTATTGGGCACTAATATGGCTGATCCAACGGTTCAGCCAGCTTCGGTTTCTTCAGGCGATCCGGCGCACCAAGGCGGTGCAACGCAGACCGATCTCGTTGATGCGGTAAAGGGCGGCGTTCAAAACCTTTCGCAGCTCACAAGCCAGTTCAATAGCCTTTCGACCGCGATTACGAATGCTACCTCGAACACGCTGACCTCGGTTTCAGGCGGCACCACTGGCTTGATCTTCACAATCGCAGCCAGAGTTGCCACCATGTCTGGCATCCTGAATGTGGCGAATGGCGGCACGGGAACTTCGACTGGCGTTAACACCGGCAACACAACGATAAATTTCGGCGCATGGCCAGGCTCAGCACTCGCGACTGCGGTCATAACGGGGCAAACAAATATTCAATCGGGCTCGGTTCTTTTTACCGCGATCCGGGTTGCGTCGAGTGCGGACCACACTGCAGATGAGCATGTGATTGATAGTCCGCAGACTATGGCTGGCACTATTGTTGCAGGGACTGGCTTTACAATTTACGCGGCTGCCCCGCCCGGCAGGCCAACATTATTTGGAGCCTACAATATAGGATGGATGTGGGTCTGAATGGCCATACGCGCTAACGGTAATGTCAATCAGGGACCAGCCGAGGTCGATCTCGACACTCTGGCTCTTTATGGGAATTTCCGGGCTGACGATTGGCAAACATTAGGTGTTTACTCGCTCGGATTGAGCTTTAGTATCACCCCATCCGCTTGGACTTCTGCAATCACAAATTCCAAGGTTGTGGGGTGGCAGTGGACTACC